TGCGTTCTTGATTTTGGCGCTGTTAAATCTTCAACTGCTGGTACGTTTACAATTACGTTTCCTGCTGCTGAAGCAACTGCTGCAATTTTAAGAATAGCATAGGAGATAAAACATGGCCTCTATCCAAGGATGGGGCCGAGAAACTTGGAACAGTGGTGCCTGGTCAGAGCAAGCACCTGTATCTGTTACAGGTAATGGCCTCACGTCATCTCTAGGTACTGAGACAGTTACCACTGACCAAAACATTTCAGTAACAGGTATTGGACTTACCTCTACGGCAGGGACTGCTATAGGAACAGGTATAGCTCAGGTTAACCCTACTGGCATTGCACTTACTGCATCTTTAGGTGAAGAATCACTTTCAACAGATCAGAATATTTCAGTCACTGGATTAGGCACTACTTTATCTGTAGGTAATGAAACAACCTCTGTAACAAAAACCACAGGTTGGAACCGTGATACCGATATTAATACTGGTAGCTCTATTGGTTGGAGTGAGCAACAATGGGGCGCTGTTGGTCTTTCACAAGCTTTAACAGGTCAAGCTCTAACTGCATCTTTAGGTGAAGAGTCTCCTGCAACAGATCAAAATATTTCAGTAACAGGATTAGGCACTACGTCCGCTATAGGAACTTTTTCTATATCGGGTGATGGACAAACAACTATTGTAGCTGGTGCTGAAACAGCTATGCAGTCAGCTGTTGGTACAGCAGAGGCAGATCCAGAATTTGTTGTGTTCCCAAGTGGTAATGCTTTAACTTCGGCTGTTGGCACAGTTGGTACATCTGTATTTGTTACAGGTGTGGGCTTAACTTCTAGCCTTGGTGAAGAGACTCAAGAAACGAGCTATGAAGCACCTAGTGTTTCTGCTACATCCAATGTTGGATCAGTAAATATTCGCACAGATGTAAGCTTTACAATAACTGGTAATTCTGTTACAAGTGCAACTGGTGCTTTACAAGGGACCTTCTGGTCACAAGTAGATGACTCAAACAGCGGAATAACCTGGACGGAAGTTCATAAAGCTGCATAAAAGTTTTGACAAACTTTAAAATAATCATTAAATTTTAAATTAGGAGATTAAATGAGTTCAACATATTCAACAGGTTTAAGAATAGAACTACAAACAACTGGAGAAAATTCTGGAACTTGGGGTACTATTACTAATAATAACTTTTCTCAAGTATTTGAATTTGCTATTGCTGGTGTTTATGCAAAAACTCTCTCTGGCACAGGACCTACTACTTTAACAAATAATGACGGCCCACAAACTCAAGCTAACAATGAAGCTAGACAAAACCAAATAATTTTTTCTGGAACTATTTCTACAACTCACATAGTTCAGTTTCCAACTACACAAAAAACTTACGGACTTTATAACAACATTTCTGGTGGTGCTGATGTTACTGCAAGATTAGGTGCTACAGGTAATACAGTTACAATTTCAAATGGCAAATACAGATTAGTTTCTACTGACGGAACTAATTGGTATGATATTTTTACACTTGCTGGTTTAGGCGAGTCTTGGATAGAAAAAAGTGGAAACTATACAGCTTCAGATGGCGACAATATCTTTGTTGATACATCTGGAACTGCTGTGACAATCACTTTACCTTCCTCTCCTTCAATTGGAAACCAAGTTAAAATAATTGATTCACATGGTACATCAGGTACTAACAACATTACTGTTGCAAGGAATGGTTCTAAAATACAAGGTGCAACATCAGATTTAACAATTTCTACTAACCGTGCTGGTATAGCGTTGGTGTTTTATGACAGTGACAACGGTTGGTTATTAAAGTATAACGATTAAATATGGCTAACTTACAAGATATAGTAAACAGAAGTGAAGTAGGGGCAATTAAACCTTGGACTAAAGCAACAGCTCCTGACGGATATTTATTATGTGATGGTGCGGCAGTATCAAGAACTACGTTCGCAGATTTATTTGGTGTAATAGGAACAACCTATGGTGCTGGAGATACCTCTACAACTTTTAATGTTCCTAATTTACAAGGTAAAATGCCACAAGGTTTTGATGGTAATACTTACAACTTAGCGGGAACTGGTGGTGCGAATACCGTTACCGTTGCGGTTACTAATAACCAAGCTGCAACTTCTACGAGTACACAATCTGTAACTGTTACAGGTGCCATTGGTAATACATCTTTAACTACTGCTCAATTAGCTTCACACAGTCACTTTACAAACTTTTCCAACCCTACTGGCGCTGGGAATAACTTTACTGGAGGTAACGATGATACCAACTGTGGAGGTAGCGTCGATAATGCTGGATCAGGTACAGCTCACAACCACAGTCATACTTTATCAGGAACTTTAACAGGTAATATTACAACAAACTTAACTGGTTCTGTTACGGCTGCTGGAACAAATTCGTTTTCACCTTTTGTGGTGGTTAACTATATAATAAAACACTAGGAGATATTGATGGCAACACAAATAGTAATTGCAAATGGAGAAAGCATTGTCATAGATAATGAATTTAGAATAGAATGGGCTGACAAGGGTAAAAATTGGGTAGATGGTTGGTGTCCAAGCAACTACCATTATGTAATATGGAATGACTTGTCTGGTCAAAACGAAATACAAACAAAAGATCCTGCAACTAATATGATGACAGGTAACATTGATATAAATGCTACAAGTGATGCAGTAGGATCTACAACTGTTGCTGATTTACTTACGTGGGCAGAAACTAGAAAAGGTCAAATAGAAGCCGCACAAACCGCTCTAACTAATGCAATTGATGCTGGCTCAGCCACCGAAACTGAGACTTGGAGAGATTACGATTCTAATTATTCTTAATTAATTTTTTGAAATAAAGTTTCAACGACTTCCTCAAACTTACTGAAATTAATTATTTTGTGAAAAAATTCTTTTTTTGAACAAGTATAATTTTGATATTTATCTCTTAAATCTATTGGCATATCTATGTATTTAATTTTCCCACTACCGTGTTTATCTATAATAGTTTTAGCTATATAATTAAAAGTAACTGGACTAGTAGTTCCTACATCAAAAATACCAGAACAATTATTTTCATAAAATAAAATATTAACATCTACGCAATTATTAACATGAATGAAATCTCTCATTTGTTCTCCATCATTATAACCATCATGACCTTTAAAGAGATTTATAGAATTATTATTTTTTAATTGTTTTATCATTTGGTAGGGCATAGAGCTCATATTGTTTTTATGAAATTCATTATGACCATATACATTAAAATATCTTAATCCTGCAAACTGGATATCACTAATTTTTTTACTCACATTGAGAACATAATTATCAAAGATATACTTTGAATACGCATAAATATTTAGTGGTATTTGCAAATTTGATTTTTGATTACCATAGACTGATGCTGATGAGGCATAAATAAATTTAATTTTATTTTTGACTGAGAAATCAAATATTTCTTTTGAGAAATCATAATTAATCTTCATAATTTTTTCTAAGTTATTAAATTTTGTATCACTTATGGCGCCTTGGTGAAAAATAACTTTGATATCATTCTTGTGATTAGATAAAAATTTATCAGTATTTTCTATACTAATTATGTCCTCAAATTTTAAATCTAATAAATTAATATATGATGAAGGGTGTAAAAAGTTTTCTACTAAATAAATTTTTTCATAAGGATAATCATTGTTTAGTCTTTTAACAAGATTTGATCCTATAAATCCTGCAGCTCCTGTCACAACAATCATGACATAATTTTTTGGTAAATTTTGGTTGTGGATTTATTATTTTTAAATTTAATTCTCTTAATTTTGCCTCCATAACTTTTTACAAAATTAGCGCCAACAATTTCATTTAATTTGTAATCATCGCCTTTACATAGTACAGCGGGCTTGATTTTTTTAATTAGTTTTATTGGAGTTTTTTCATTAAATTCAACCAAAAAATCTATAAATCCAATCATTTCTAATATTCTTAATCTATCTTTAAATTTATGTATAGGTCGATTTTTACCTTTATTTATTGACGTTGAGTAATCAGAATTAACAGCAACAATTAAAAAATCTCCATACGTTTTAGCTGTTTCTAAAAAATTCATATGACCTGTGTGAAAAATATCAAAACAACCGTTAGTAAATACAATTTTTTTTCCAAGTTTCTTTAGTATCTTTAACAAATCAATTGAATTTTCCATACTATTAAACTTACTTATATTGTGATTTAAAATTTTATATACCTCAATCATATTAATTTTGTAATCTCTTGTTTTAGTAATTAAGCTACTGCATAAAGTATTTATAAGTAAGGCCGATTCATCAATACTAATTTTTTTTATTGCACAAATAGCTAAAATACTTGTCGCTAAATCGCCAGCACCAGTCACATCATAGATGTGTTGTTTTTCTGTATTTAATTTTAATACTTTTGATTTTTTATTGTACATTAATCCATCTTTTCCCATTGTGACTAAAAAATTAGATTTACATAACTTTTTACTTATTTTTAAAAAAACACTTTCCGAGTCTTTATATTTTTTAAAAATAAGAAAATTTTTGTATTCTGTAAAATTTGGTTTTATTATGTTAGCATCTTTATAAACTTCTAGATTTACTTGTTTTGGATCAACTAGAGTAAAAATATTTTTTCTTTTTGATATTTGAATTAATTCTTTAATGTTTTCAAGTGTGCCTTTTTTATAATCAGAAAAAATTACACAATCATAATTGCTAATTAATTTTTTAAATTTTTTTAAAACATTTGATGATAAACTATTTTTTATTATTAAATCTTCATAATCTAATCTTACAATATGATTTGAATCTGATATAATTCTAGTTTTTTTGATAGTTTTATAATTTTTATTAAATATCAAATGATTTTGAATATACTTATTTTTATTTAAAATTTTTTTTATTTCATTTGCATTTTTGTCAATGCCTACTAGCCCTAATATTCCAACATTTACCTGTAAATTAGCAAGCATATAAACTACATTTCCTGCCCCTCCCAGATAAAATTTACTAGAATTATATTGAAATACAGGAACTGGTTTTTCAGGAGATATTTTAGTTGCTTTACCATAAAGATATTCATCTAAAAAGATATCTCCAACTACTAAGATTTTCTTTTTACTTTCAGTCAAAAACTGTACAATAGTATTGAATTTCATCTGCTGATATTATTTATAGCTTTTCTTACTCCAAAACATATTTTTATATCTGTCAAAAAACTTAGTGCTTAATTTATTCGATGTTTCACCATGTTCAGGTTCTTGATAAAAACCAGACCACATTTTCCATGACTCTCGTTTAAATGGGATAACTTGAACCATGGGTTCTCCTTTTTTAATTAAAAATTGTTTATCTCTTTTATTTAAAATAAATGGAAAGTTAATTACATTAATATAAGTGTCCGTATCAACAACTCCTGCAATGATATCGAATCTAGGCTCTAATCTATTCATAGGTTTTACAAATAAACAACTATAGCCTGGCGATGTTTTAATTAGCCATTTGTTGTGAAATTTTCCCGCATTCTCACCTGTTGTTTTTTTCCACTCCTCTGGCAGTTGCGCTCGATTGTGAAAACCAATACCATTTTGTTCTTTACTTGCTGGTATCACAGAAAAATCATTTTCTACAGGATCCACAACATAATCTTGATCAAAAGGTATGACATAGCCCATCGTCAAAGAATCAAGAAAAGGCACACATGTTTTTATTGTGGGTACGTGCAAGTTGTCATCTTTAAATCTTTTAAGTTTTTTAAATTCGTCAGGTATAAATCTTGATGCTGGTTTTGGGTTGGGCCAAATATCTTTCATCTCTTTTTTAATTGCAATAAATTTAATTTTATTTTCGAACATTTTTTCCCACCATATATTTATCAAACAAATTTTTGTATAAAATTAAAAGACATAGATCTTCTAATATCTCCTTTATTTTTTACTTTAAAAGGCATGACACAATGTTGGTGTCTTGCTTCAAAAATATAAAAATCACCTACTTTAGGTTCAAACCAAGTGCTATTTTCACCATTAACATCAGTAAAACCTAAGAAACCATCTTTATATTTATGTGGATCTTTAACATCATTTATAAATTCAGGAACTTTAAGAAACATTACAGAAGACCAACCAGTGTTATCGTGATGAGTATGAGGAGGATTATATTCTCCTTCTTGCATGTCATTTATCCAACAACTTAATATTTCTAATTGTTTTGTGCCAGAGAACAAATTTACTTTTTCTATACTTTCTATGTAATCATTCATGCAATCAACTATAGTTGCAGAAACTTTACATTCACTTATCTTTTGAGTAAATTCTAACTCAGAGTCTAATCTACCAGCCAACCTAGGACCAAATGAATTTAGGTTTTTTTTGTGTTCTTCATATTTTTCATTTAAATCTTTTATGAGATCTAAAGGTATGTCATACCTTTTTATTATTCTCCCAAATGTATATGTCCTTGCTTTCATTCTTTTTTATCACTTTCATAACACAAATTTGGTGTCAAGAAAACAATTATAAAAATACTGTTGCAGACATTAAAAATATGCTTACATTAGGTTCTCACCAAAATTAACAATCATAGGAGACAAATATGGAAAATGAAGACATAAATAAAGCCATTGCCTACCTTGCAGATAAGGTGAGCAAATATCATGAAAGACTACTAGCTA